CCTCGTCCGATCCGCCATGGGCTAGCGGCACTATGTGGTCAGGTACGGTCGCCTCGCGGACAATCCCGACGGAGGCACAATCTCGGCAGAGGGGCTCTGCCTTTAAACGATGCAGGCGCTGCTCAACTGCCTGGCGTCCCCGAAGTCGTTCAGCCATCGCGCAACGCCTGCAACGAGAAACGCCCGGAAGCCGTTAGGCCCCGGGCGCAGTTCTTAACTCTGCATTTCGGAAGGTCTAGACCATGTGGCAAGTTCCGTCAACACAAAATCTCGCAATACTTCAATAAATTCAGTTTGTTACGTCACTTGGTAGGCGAGTGAAACTGATCACGAACTGTCGCTGCGGACCCGGAACAGACGGCACAAGGCATCGAGACCATGACAAAGGTTGGTGATGTCCGCAGCCGGCCAGCTCGATGCTTCGGCGTCGTAGCAAACCACGGCATGGACCAGAGCACTGGGCCTGCGTCCGGTCCTACCCGGAGCGTCGTGGTCTGCCGTCCGCAGCATCAGGATGGCACTGGCGGCCTGCCTGCGTACCTTCGCGACCAGAGCCGGGTCATGGTCAGGCGCACTGCCACCGAAGATGCCTTCGTTGATGAGCAGGGCAGTCACCGATCGCGGCTGATCGGTCGGCAGCCCCATGACGGCCCGGTTGCGCGCCATAATCTCACCGTACAGCTCTCCGGCAGCGAACTGCTCTGCTGTGACCGTTCCTGCAAATGCCAGCCGGCCCAGTGCCGTACCCAACCGGTCGTCCTTCGCCTGCCTGGCGGTCACCCCGTAATGACGCTGACGAGCCTCAAGCACGGTTGCTGTTGCCTCGCGCTGGGTTTCAGCCTTCCCGGGCTGGACCAGTTTGCCGGAGGGGTGGCGGCGGCCCGCCTTACGTTTACGACCGCGAGCCACGGACGATCTCCGGGATAAGCGCCGCATAGCCGATCACATCGATCGGACCGTCGGCATAATTGGGGTCGTGGGCAAGCCGCGCCAGCTTCAGGTCGATCATGCACAGCGCGACCTGCTGGGCGGTCACAGGCGTGCCGAGGGTGATCGACCAACGCTGGGCAATCGCCGCCATCTGGGTCTTAGGATCGCCGTAGGCAGCACCGCGATCTTCCAGCACTTGCGCCACGCGCTTCAGAAAACCGGCGGCGCTCACCGCACACCTCCGCGGGTCTCGATGGCCCAGAGCAGGATGGCGATCGCATCGGCCTCGTTGTCGTCGGCGGGGGCAAAGCCCTTGGCCTGCACCGCGGCAATCACAGCGGCCTTGTCGGCATTGCCCTTGCCGGTGATGAACCGCTTGATCGTGCCGACCGGCACGCCTTGGTAGGCGACCAGGTGTTCCTCGCACCAGGCGGTCAGGACGGCGAGCAGGCCGCCATAGACGTGTGATGCATCGGTGCCGACATGCCTGCGCACTTCCTCGAAGTAGACCGCCTCGATCGGACCGGCATCGAGATCGAGCTGCTCCAGCCAGCGCCGGAAGCGGAGATACCGCATCCCGCCTCCGTCATAGCGGGTGTGTTTCAGCGACACGGTGCCACTGGTGATGAAATCGTCACCGGCCTGTAGTGCCCAGCCGGCGCTGGTGCCCAGATCAAGGGCGAGCATGGCGCCGCGGGTGATGGTCCCGCTAAGCTGGGCTTTGGGCGTATTGGCGCAGGTAACGGGCTGCAATTCTGACAGGGTCATGACGACCTCCTCTTCGCTTTGGGCGGTCGGGGCGAGGCTCTGGGCCGATGAAGGCTGGGAGCTCGCCCGAACCCGAAGATGGGTCTGGTCAGGTCGTCATCTGGACAGGGGGCGCTGTCCGAGATCTTTCTGGGGCTTCAAGCGGGCCGATTGAAACTTTAGAGCCGCCAAGCCATTGAGGGGTATGGGTAATATATAATCATTCAATTATTATTATTATTATAAGGGGATACCTCTCTTCTTATAAAAACGCGCGCGTACGCGAGGTATATATAGGGCTCTCCTTGAAAGATTGAATGATCTCCTGTTTCTCAATTTACAGCTTTTAATCCTGCACTTGCATGGCGCAAAGTTGCATTTGAGGGATTGGGCGCCTTTGAAGGACCTGGCGGACATGGTGTGGTTCATGGTTTCCCGGCCTCCCGCAATTCAACTTTGCGTCCGCTCGCGTCTCGCCATCCACCGGACCAGCGGGCCAACCGATAGACCATAGCCTGCCGCGTCGCCGAACCACGCATGCCAGTGGTAATGTCGGCGCTCTCGATCAGCGTCTGGATGATATCGTCGCGGTCCCGGGATTTCAGCCACTGGGTCCCACGGGTTAGCTCAGACTTGGTGATCCCCTTGGCGCCTGCGGCCCGGATGACTTCGCGCAGCCGTTTGAGGTGTGCCTCGGTTTCGGTATCGGCAACATGGCGATCGACAGCTTCCATCGCGCGCTGGGCGTAATGCCGCACAAAGGCGATGGCCCAGTCAGCGTCGTCGATCGCAATGCTTGGGGCAGCCGGATCACGACCAACTGCAACGATCATGGCGAGCTTCGTGGCGATTTCCCCGATGCGTGCCAAGATGGCAGTGAACGCCGTGCCCGAGGCAGCGCGCAGTTCGCCTGTAAGCTCCTCGCTCAACGCCTTGAACCGGTCACGCGCCTCATCGGTCATTGGCACCGTGGTCAGCACCAGAGCGGTCTGCGGCCCCGAGGTGGTGCCCACCAGATTGCCGCGCTGCTGCCCGCCACCGCAGGCCAGCAATTGCAATCCGGCGATCAGGTCGGCTGGCGGCGTGCGAAGCCCGACGGCGACGTTCTCATCGGGGTAGTCTTCGTCACTGGGCAGGATCAAGAAGCGGGCGAGCGAGCCATCCACCACGTTGGCACCCTGCAGCGCACCCCAGAAGTGCATGGGGGTCGTCGTGCCGTAGACGCTCAGGCAGGGCTGGACTATATCGCGCCGCTCGTTCGTGCCATCGCGGTTGGCATATTCCGCACCAAGGAATATCCCGCCGGCCGAGGTGTAGAGCTCGGTCATGTTGTCCAGGATCTCTGTGATGTGGCGCGGGCTGCGTTTGCGATCTGCGGCGGCCGAGAGGAACATCCCGAATTCATCGATCTGGAACAGGATCGCGGGCTGGCGATGCAGGGCGGTCAAAAGCCCCGCGCCGGACGCGATCTTGTTGCCGCCCAGGTGGTTCGACAACCCGGCCTCGAACAGCACTTCATTGATGATCTCGCGCGAATGGTTCTTGCCCGATCCGCTGTCGGCGATGCCCACCACATACAGATTGGAGCGCAGGTTGCTCTCAGTGCGGTAGAGGCGGCCCATCAATGCCCCGATCGCGCACAGGCTGGCCCCCAGCGATAGCAGGGGCTGTGGCCGGCGGGCTGTTGAAATCATGTATTGGGTCAGATCCCCGACAAGCCCGCCCGGTATAGTCAGCTTGAAGCTGGCAGGCGCAGTCTCCGTTTCCGCATTAGCCGTCACATCGAGCTGGGCCAGCAGGCCGGAAGCAGGATGGCATTCATCGGTCGGCTGGCTGCCGTCGAGCACCATGCCGGGATCGGGTTTCCAGCCGCGTTCCATGGCGAGGTGGTAGACCGTGCCTGCACCGATCCGGTCCGGGCGAAAGCTGCTCCACGCCTTTTCAGTAGCCGCGACCTCATTCTTTGATGCCTGATCCGACCAATCGGCGAAGACCTCCTTGCCGGCCTCACCAAGGCTGCCCTTGATGGCCATGCCGATCCGCACCCAGCTATCATAGTCGAGGTCGTTGTTGGGGATGTGGCTCAGTGCGGAACAGATGGCCTCAAGGGTGCCGGTCTGGGCGTGGCCCGGCGCTGCCGAACCGGCGCACGAGGGCGCTGCCAGACTAGCTGGCCGAAGCTCAGGCGGGATCAGCGCCAAAGCCTCTTCGACAAAGGCGGCTGCCATGTCGGCATCAATGACCGGCAGACTTTCCAGATCGAGCTCGGCCAGACTTTCCTCTGGCCAGGTATAGGGTTTTCCAGTGTCAGGGTGGTTGGCATAGGCCACAAACTGTTGCCCAAGACACAAAACCTCGATCGGCGCGCGCCGGATCCCCCGAAACGGCACAGCGGTCCTATAAACCAGCACCCGCTTGGGCGCGCGGCCGATCCGCAGCGCAGGTGTGTCGCCGAGCCGGTGCCGGGCCAGTTGCTCGACCTTCAGCGCAAGATCAGGATCGGTAAGGATATCGATGTCGATCGCCGCCACAGCGCCCGCGACAATACCGATGCCGCAATCGGGCCAGCCTGACCAGGTTGCGACTTCGACGTCTGTGGTTGGCCGCGCAGCGTGGCGGTTCCATTCGGGATAGTCGACCCAGGCACTGCGCTGGAACCGGCCCGGCTTTTTGGTGCCGGGCGCGATGGGCAGGATTGTATAACCGTTGGCGATAAGGCGCGAGCCGAGCTGCGCCATAAAGGACGTTGTCATCAAAATGGGCACTCCGCTATGTCAGCGGCAAGTTCGCGCAGATGGTCGCAGTAACCCGTGACCAGAAGTTCGACGAAGCCTGCCCACTCTGAATCGCTGAAGGTCACAAGGTCGGTTTTGCCGATCTGCTCGAGATAGCGCCCACCGGCTTGTCCGCCTTTCACCATGGCGGCACGTTCATTGCGGCTGGGATCGATCATGCCCAGCCTCCGGTGACAGATGTCCTGGCAGGCCCGGCTGCAAAGATATTTGCGGCTTTCGTCCCGGCGCGGGTCAGAGACGCGGTAGTGTGGGACAAACCAGCCGAAGCCACTGGGCTCACGGTGGCAGACCGAGCAGAGCCCGAGGTTGGCGTATGGCATGTGTCGAACCTGGCGTTGGTGATTTCGGTATAGTTGCCCGATGGGCGCACGGCGATGTGGCTGGGGCGGCGCAGACAGCTGGTCAGCTGGAGAGCGGCGTTAACCGACGTCGGAATATGAATTCCCGGCGCACGCTCACGCCACCAGCTTTCAGCTTTGCTGCGGGCAAAGCCCGTGTGCTCCAGGCAGATCCACTCTGAGTGCCAGGCCAGGCCGCACTGGTAGGTCACTTTGAGAGACGGACGGCCGCCCGGCTTGTCATGGCGCTGGTAGGTCACATTTTGGACCTGCAACCATTCGGGGCGCCGTGGCTTTGCCGGCGAGAGGACGGCCAGTGTAGACGCCGTGGGCGCAACCTTGACCTTGCGGGCGGGGAAGATGAAGCCGCAGTCAGGGCACTCCAGAGCAGCGGCAGCAACGATGCTGTCACACTCGGGACAGACCTTGACCGGCGCATCACCATCGCCCGAACCCGGCCGTTTGGGTTTGACCAGATCAATGGGGCCGTGGCGCTTCACGTTGCCGGCAAAATCGAGAATGAGGCAGTTGTCTTTGTCTTTCGACAGCCGTGTGCCGCGTCCAGCCATCTGGACATAGAGCCCGGCGGACTTTGTCGGGCGCAGCATGGCGATGAGATCGACGGCCGGCGCGTTGAACCCGGTGGTCAGCACCCCCATTGAGGCGAGCGCACGGATCTTGCCGGCCTTGAACTCAGCGATGATGCGGTCGCGCTCGTCCTTGGGGGTCTCGCCGAAAATGGTGGCGCAACTGATCCCGCGGCGGCGGAACTCTTCGGCAACGTGGGTCGCGTGGCTGACACCCGAACAGAAAGCGAGCCACGAGTTCCGGCCTTTGCCGTAGGCGATGATCTCATCGACAGCAGCGCGGGTGATTGCGTCTTTGTCGACCGCCTTTTCGAGGTCGCGGGCAATGAATTCGCCGCCGCGTGTGCCAACACCGGTCACATCGAACTTGGTGCCAGGCTGTTTCGACACCAATGGGCTGAGATAGCCATCCTCAATGAGATCCCGGACCGACACCTCGTAAGCAATGTCGCTGAACAGGGCGTTGTCTCCTTCGTGGAGCATCCCGGAATCCAAGCGAAAGGGCGTGGCCGTCAGCCCGATCACCTTGAGCGTTGGGTTGATGCGCTGCATCTGGTTCAGGAAGCGGCGGTACATCGTGCTCTGCTTGCCCGGAATAAGATGGGCCTCGTCGATTAGGACGAGATCGCAGTGGCCGATTTCCGCAGGCCGGCGGTGGACAGACTGAATGCCGGCGAACAGGATACGCGCATCAGCATCGCGGCGGCCAAGCCCTGCCGAGTAAATTCCGGCAGGCGCTTCGGGCCAAAGCCCCAGCATCTCCGCATGGTTCTGGGCGATAAGTTCGCGGACATGGGTCACGACCAGAATGCGCTGATCGGGCCAAGCTTTGAGGACCCCGTCGATGAACGAGGCCATGACCAGGCTTTTGCCGCCAGCGGTCGGGATAACCACCAGGGGGTTACCCTTCTTGAGTTCGAAGTAGCTGTAAATCGATGCAATCGCAGACTGCTGATAAGGGCGCAGCTTAAGCATGGGCGGCCTCCTTTTGGCGGGCGTCGTTGAGCCAGTCGGAGCCGTCGGCCATGCGATAGGCGACGAAGTCCTCTCCGGCGTCGGTTACGGTTCCGGGCACGAGATCAGGGATGAAGAGATGGCGGGCACAGGCGCGGCGCTGCTCTTGAGCATCGACCATCCGGTCATGACGTGCGCAGTGCCAACCACCATCCACGGCTGTGGAATGCAGGCATGTCCGGCAATTGACGGCAGCGGCGCCGCCAGTGTGGCAAGCATCATGGTGCGAGCACATGCGGCACTCGAACCACGTCGGATTGTCGCTGATCCGGGCCGGCGGATGCTGGGCCTCGATCGTGCGCTTGGCCTTGTCCAGCAGCCGAGTTGCGCCGTCCGGATCGACCTCGATCCTTTCGATGTGCAGCGCGTCGGTATCTTTGCAGACCGCGATGTACATGGCCCGGGTCAGACCGGTGAGGTGCATGTAGATCTGCATCTGCACGGCGTGCTGCGGCTTGGAGGCGACGACGCCTTTGGCAACAAGGTCGGCAAAGCTCTTGAGCGAATGGGTCTTGAATTCGACAACGTGCCAGGTCTTTGGGGCTTCGAGCAGACCCAACGCCACGCCGTCGAGCGAGCCTCCGAAATGGCCGCCATGGGCCTCGATACGAAACTGGCGGCCAGTGTCAGGATCAACCTCGAGGACCGTGGCGCCAGTGGCACGCAAGTTTGCGACCAGCCGGTCTTCCTCGCGCTGCCCGGTCTCGAACAGGCGAAGGATCCGCCCGGGAAAGCGCGAAGCTGTGACCCAGCGAAAATCGAACCAGAGGGCCCGGGCACAAGGCTTGCCGATCAGCGAAGCACCAAGATGCTCACGAAAACCGTCGCCCTGGCGGGCTTCATAGGCCGCGTAGATCGCCGTCAGGGTCGGCGTCGGCGGTGGGGGCAGCTCTGCCATCACAGCTCCTCCGCTTCGCTGCGGGCACGGGCATCGGCGACCACTTCAGCCCAGACTTCAGGAGCATGGCGGGTGCGCAATATATCGATCAGCGCGTCCTTGATCCGGTTGCGGCGGTGCCAGCCTCCGCCGTCCGCGAGCAATTCTGCGCGTTCGCGGTGGAGGTGGCGCTGCGCGGTTCGGGCCCGGTGAAACCAGGTCGGATCGATCGGCTTGCCCTTTGCCTGGCGAGCCAGGTCAGCTGTGGCGATCTGAGTGCGGATCTTGGCAATTGCGTCGTCGAGGGCGATCAAACGGCGCTGTTTGTCAGGCAAAGGGGTATCGTGCACGGCCACCGGGGCCGCGATGAGCGGTTCAGTCATGGTCAGTCTTTCAGAGCCGGGGCCGCCGCGATTTCCCGCGGCAGCCCGTGGGATCAGCTGTTGCGGTTCCAGGGAGCGGCAGCCGGACTTGCCGGAGGCTGCGCGGCAGGCTGCGCTGGCTGGCGCGAAGGCGGCGCCGCAGTCTTGTCCGGGACGAGGTAACGGATCGTGTTCTTCTCCGAATACCCGTCCTTGGGCGGCTTGACGGCAACCTGGATCATCAGGGGCACCAAGTGCAGGTCCGTGCTGTCGTTGACCTGCAGCTTTCCGGTGGCGTGGCAGATGGCCGACAGTGTGCGCTGCGCGATCTCGACCGTCTGCGGGTTCGAGTTCACCAGGTTCAGCTGGTCGAAGAGCTTGCGCCCCTGATACTGACCCTCGACGATTTCGAGCATCAGCCAGAGGAACTGGCCCATGCCGTTGCGGGTGACGCGCATCTCGCTTTCGACGATCTGTGCGCGGTATTTGCCGGCCGGGAGAACATCGTAGCCGGTGGTGGGTTCGATGCCGGTCGCATCGAAGGCGGTGTCAAAACGTGCCATGGATATATCTCCGTCGGATCAGGACTGTTCGGGCTGAGGCATGGCCGCGACGAAGGCCTTCCAGTCGAGCGGAAGGGTGTCGGGCAAACCGTAGCGGTTCTTGGCGAGGAAGGCCGGACGCTCGGCGGTGTGCAGGACGCGCTCACCGGAGCCGAGTGCACGGGCTACCTTTTTGTTAAAGCCAACGTCGGCCTTCGCGATGGACAGGCGGTAATTGGCAAAAAGCACGACATCGCAGTGCTCTTGCAGCAGGGCCGCGGCCCGAGCCTGGAGCTTGATGACATAGCGGTCATAGGGCTCGTGCTCGGGGCTATCGAAGCGCTTGATGTCGGTATGCGCGATCTGGACGATGGCCATGCCGCGGTGATCGCGAAGGGCGTTGAGCTTATCGAGGTACTCGCGCCAGACGGTGAGCGCCTCAGCAAAGCCCTTGCCGAAGCCCGGGGCTTCGATCGAGGCCCAGCCGTTGCGGCGGCAGGTTTCTGACCAGACAAGCGGCTCCAGCCAGTCCACGCTGTCGATGACCACAGTACGGTACTGGTGATCTTCGTTCAGCAATGCATCGAGTGCGCCAGAAACGTCGGTGTAATTGGTGGCCAGCGGGAAGTGCGGCGCCTTGAGCATGCCAAGGCCATCCTCGGTCATGATTACGACCGGGGCATCAGCGCCCGCCGCGAAGGTAGTTTTGCCGACGCCGTGGACGCCATGCATCAATATGCGCGGCGGCCGCAGCGTGTTCGATGTCTGCAGGGATGCAAGTGAGATAGCCATCAGATCGCACTCCTTTCCACCGCCAGCTGCAGGCCAGCTGCGCCGGACCGGAAATCGTCCTCTGCATCGCTGACGTAGATGGCCAGCAGCGGTGTGCCGTCGGCGTGGGTGCCGGCTTCTTCAATGTGATACCGGCGCTGAAGCTTGAAGATCTCAGGCAACTCCCAACGGCGGTAGAGGCCGGGGATCCGCTTCAGAGGCTCAGCAGGGATGACGGTTGTATCGCTCATCAACTGGGACTTCCTGTTTTTAGTTAGACGCTCGGTGCGTCCGAAATTGAAAAGCCAACGGCGCGCACCGAGCGGGACAACAGGTCAGGATTTTTGATCAGCGTGGTCACGCAGGCGCCTGATGGCGCGCTGGAATCGTTTGCGCGCTGCCGGTTCTGACAGACCAATTTCCTTACCAGCCTCGGCCTGGGTGAAGCCGTCGATCACCACGCGCAGGACGAGATCTGCATCGACGCCGATCAGGTCGGTCAGCTCTGCAAGCAGTTGTTTCGGTGACACGTCCGTATCGTCGAAATCGACAATGCCACCGTGCAGGTCGGTGTCGAATTCCACCTGCTGGGCTTGGCGGTCAGATTCGCGATAGAATGAACGCCGCACGTCGCGTTCGACATTCATCAGGACGGTGGCGGCGATCCTGTTCACCTGAGTGAGGTCAAGTTCCCGGATCGATTGGGTCGCCCGCGCAAGTATTTCCGATGCAAGTTCGTCAGTGTGACCAAGGCGGCGCGCACGCGACCGCCGAAAAACACCATCAAGACCGGGCCAAAGCGCCAGCAGCATCAACGTGAGTGCGCAGTCACCAGAACGACTGTCGCCCTTGGCAGAAACAATCAAACCCGTGAGGATCAGGTTCTTCTGATCCGGAGGGGCTGTGCCACGGTGAAGATGGTCCAACAGGGCTGCAGGGTCTGCAAACCCGGAAAGCGCCGGATGGTTAGACCTTAGGGCTGAGAAGCCGCGATTGAAATTGAGGGTAGAGGACGATTGAACAAGATGTTCGTGGAATTCGTGCCACGAGGAGGACATTTGACGCCAGCCTGACGGCCGGGCGTCGAGCGCCTCCTAGTGGCCAAGTCAGGGCGTCAAGCGCCTCTCGTTTCGGGGATATTCGGGTAGATCTGCCTCTGCGCTAGCAGGCAGACTTCTTGTTCAAGGTTCCGCAGCCGTGGCAGTTTGCGGTAACCGGGAACCCAACCAGATACTCGCGGTGCTTCTGGACCCGGATATGCAACTGGTTTCCCTTGGCTACGCCAAGCAGCTTCCCGCACTGTGTGCAGCGCCATTCTGGGATGGAGATAACGCGATTGAATTTTGAACGGTTATTGGCGTTGTCGCTGTCAGTGTTATGATGCATTTCGGGGCTCCATGTATTAAAACTGGAGCCATGATCAGCGCAGATTTAAGTTCGTGAAAGCACCGTGCACTGCACGAGGCGCACCGTCGTATGGAGATGGCGCGTTGTCGAATGCATGCAGTACAGTCTCATATTTAAAGGAAAATGTACCGTCTCCACTGGAGGCTGTAAAACCTAGGAGGTGTTGACAAATTGGCGCATCCACAGTCGGATTGATACGATGTGGATGAAGCCAAGGTAGCTATCGGCAGTTTTATCATATCGTGTTGCTAGCCTTCGTGCGTTTTTGAGTTTGTTGAAGCATCGTTCGACCATGTTGCGTAAGGCATAGACGGCGGGGTCTACTGGGATTTGAATGAGCCGGTTGCGCTTGGTCGGGATCATGGCAACACCGCCGCGCCTTTCCATATCTTCGCGAATGAAGTCAGCATCATAGCCCTTGTCACCCAGCAGTACCTTTGGTGCGGGCCCGTCGGCACCCATGACCGGCATATAGCCTTTATAATCGGAGACTTCGCCACCGGTCAGCGCGAAGGCTATTGGCAGGCCCATCGCATTGATGCGGAGA